GGCTCGCGGCTCACTGATCGAAGGCTCCGGCTCCGGCTCCGGCTGGTTCTGGGCTCGTTGATCACGGCTCGTTGATCACGGCTCTTGGTCTGGCTGTTCGTCCTGGCTGATCTGGGCTCGACCGGCTGGGGGCTGGGGTTTAGGGTCCAAACCGGCGAAACTGGCTGTGGCCGGGCGTTTCGGGCTCCCCGACCATCCGATCACGCGCACCGCCTCTGCCTTCCCGAGCCTTGGCCTTGTTTCTCTCAAATAATCCTAGGAAAATTTGAATCGGTTAACTATGATAAAAAGCTTGTTTAGAGTCATTCTAAGGTGTTTCACGTGAAACAAAGTATTAAGAATCCTGTGGCAAAAACATTACGGACTTCTATGTTCAGGATGCGTGTGGTAAGAAACCTGAAGAAGTACACACGTAAAAGGAAACATGCCGATGCCTCATTGCAGGAATTGCGGACATGAGTCTCATTGCGGAGTTCCTCTATATAAATCTATTCAACAAACAAGTGAACTTGATGATGGTCATGTAGAGGCAGAGCAAATAGAAATATGTAAAAAATGTCGTTGTAAAAAATGCGAAATAAAAACGGATTTTGGCTGACATGTTACGTGCAGAGACTCCTGAGATAACCGAAAGACGATTAAAGCTGGAACTTAGGCAGGCGCAACTTGAAGAAGTAAAAGTGTGCCGGGAGGATTTCCTGAAATATGTTTGCAGGGTGTGGCCTGACTTTATTGCAGGGGCCCATCACCATATGGTAGCCAAGAAGTTCGAGGATATAGCGAACGGGAAGAACAAGCGCCTTATAATAAACATGCCGCCTAGGCATACTAAATCTGAATTTGCAAGCTATTTACTGCCTTCATGGATCATTGGCCGTGAACCACGGACCAAGATCATTCAAACCACCCACACTGCCGAATTAGCTGTTAACTTTGGTCGCAAGGTCAGGAACCTTATTTCCACTGATCTGTATCAGTCTATTTTCAATGGTGTTGAATTACAGGTTGACAGCAAGGCTGCCGGACGTTGGTCCACGAACCATGGGGGGGACTATTTTGCAGCGGGTGTTGGTGGTGCCATCACGGGTCGCGGTGCTGATTTGTTGATTATTGACGATCCTCATTCGGAGCAGGACGCTCTTTCAGAGACGGCAATGGAACATGCGTATGAGTGGTACACGTCGGGTCCTCGACAGAGGCTCCAGCCGGGGGGAGCTATTGTAATTGTCATGACGCGGTGGTCACTGAAGGATTTGACGGCGAAGGTTATCAAGGCGCAGGGCTATGCGGATCATGCGGACAAGTGGGAGGTAGTCGAATTTCCTGCTGTAATGCCGTCGGGGAAGGCTTGTTGGCCGGAGTACTGGAATCTTGAAGAGCTTGAGGGGGTCAAGGCATCTTTATCGGTGAGCAAGTGGAATGCTCAATGGCAACAAAACCCTACTTCTGAAGAGGGGGCCATTATCAAGAAGGAGTGGTGGCACCGGTGGGAGGAAGATGAGGTTCCACAGTTGGAATATGTAATACAGAGCTATGACACGGCGTTCAGTAAGAAGGAGACGGCGGACTACTCGGCCATAACAACGTGGGGTGTATTTTACCCCAAGGAGGAGGGCCCCCCTAATCTCATATTGCTGGATTGCAAAAAGGGCCGCTGGGATTTTCCGGAGTTGAAATCGGAGGCTTTGGATCAATACAAGTTCTGGGAGCCTGAGACGGTCATAATTGAGGCGAAGGCGTCGGGTTTGCCGCTCACGCAGGAGCTTCGGCAGATTGGAATTCCTGTTGTAAACTTTACACCAAGCAAGGGGAACGATAAGATAACGCGAGTCCACTCCGTGTCCCCACTTTTTGAAAGCGGGATGATATGGGCTCCGGACGAACGTTGGGCGGATGAGGTCATTGACGAGTGTGCTGCCTTTCCTTATGGCGAGTACGATGACTTGGTTGACAGTACAACGCAGGCTCTGATGCGCTATCGTCAGGGTAACTTCGTACAATTACCAAGTGATGACTGGATGGACACAGAACCGTCCACGGAAATACGGACTTACTATGGCTGACGAACCTCCCCGCGTTGATATGCTTGGCAGACCTGTTCTGGGTGAGGGAATAATCAAGTGGCTTTTAAAATGGTTTAAGGGAAAGCCGGTGCCAAAATACCTGTCGGGTAAAGATAATGGCGGATAAACCCATAACTTCTTTTCAAGAGCCAGACCTTTTTAGTTTTGGTAACAGAGTAAACCAGCCTCAAATTTCAGAGGTTTCCCCGAACGAAGCTTTGATTCTCCCGTGTGGTGCAGGAAAGGACCCTGCTGCATGTGCCCTGGAAGCTTCCAAAAGATACACCGGTCCCATGTGGCAGGAAGCCCGCAAGGCCATGGGCGGCTCCGAAAACATCCCGAAGTTTCTGGAAGAAGGCGGAGTTGATTTATATATCTTGTCTGCGGAGCATGGTTTAATTCCTGCTGATCAGCTTATTGAACCATATGACACCGAGTTAACGCCTCAAAGGCTTGAAGAAATTAAGGGGGACAAGAGTCTTACGCAGACTATCAGGAATACGTTTGCAAAGTATGATCCTGAAAAGATTCGTCTGGGAACCCCCAAGAGATATACCAAACTTATTACTGATGTCATGGGCCGTGATTACACGTCCGTTTTCCCGGAAGGGTCCGGCTCGGGTCTGCAAAAGAAAGGCATTGTTGATTACCTGAAAAGCAAGATTCCATCTTCGCGAGAAGTAGTTCCTTACGAAGATCCTCAACAACCTAGACTTCCCATGGGGGAAGATGAATCAAAGACAGGGGGTCCTCCCAAGAGTACCAAGTGGGGGAGGGGGATTGGAATGCTTGCTCGCAGGTATTCTCCTATTATGCAGTTACTTCAGACTGGATTAGGGGCGTGGGACTCTTTGGACGATGAGACAAAGCAGAAAGTATCTGACTTTATGCGGGAGCCTCTTTTCGAGAAGGGTGGCATCGATCATTTCAGGGAGTGGTTTGGGGACTTGCCTAAAGGCGGCATCTTGGATGTTGCAAATGAAGTTCCTGATGAGGTCCAGCTTGACCTTGTCAGAGATACGGCACTTTCTAAAGATTATGAATCCTCCGAGATGGCGGACGTACTGAAGAATCAGGGCATTGGAGGATTGTTTGATTTTGATTACGGGGGAGGGGCCCACGACAGGGCCAGAAGACAACAGGAGGATTTGAACGAGTTCTATCGCAGGGGTCAAATAATGGACAAGTCTGTAGACCCTTATGAAAAAAGAAAGCGTCAGTCTTACTGGGGCGAGGACCGGTATACAAAGGTAGCCCGCAACCCTCTGTTGGAAATAGCCGGAGTGGGTGAGGAGACGCAACCGCGCCCTGTTAGGGGGAATATTTACAGGCAGGAAATGTATCGTCAGGCTATGGGCGAGGACCCAAAATTTAAAGAAGGGCAGATGCCACAGGGCTTTAGCGAACGAGATCAGGATTTTCTAAGGGAAGAAGGTCTTCTCTATCCTTCTGAGGCTCCAAAAACCAATTATTTTATTCAGCCCCGGTTCCAGCCTCTGGAAGTTCCTGAGTGGGACAAGGGTCCTGGAGCACAGAGTATATCTGGCGAGGATAGGAGGTATCAGTCCTTTCAACTGGATCAGGTAGCAAAAGACCCTGCTTTTCACGACAAACAACTTCAGAGAGATCCTGATCTTTGGCAGGATATACTAATTAAACCGGCTCCGTGGGCCGTCAAGAAACTGCCGGGAGGAGACTACACAGGTTCGGCACATCCTCCGTATGATATGCTTCAGGTTCGCATCACCGAGGATGCCACGAAACAATCGCAGATGGCAAAAGATTTGGCAGCGCATAATGAAAAAGTCATAGGGAGCTACGAAAGAAATATAGAGAACGCAAAGTACCGCATTAACTGGATGACCGAAACCCCCACCAAGTTTTCTCTGATCCTGCCGGAAGTTGATGATCAGATAAAACTTTATGGTGAAGGCATTAAGAATATAGAAAAAAGGATTTCTGAACTAAAAGAACAGAACGAGGAGCTAACTACAGGGAACTTTAAAAAGTGAAGTAAAAAATATAGGCGGTAAGAACAATGATTAAGTGGCTTTTAAAATGGTTTAAGGGAAAGCCTGTACCAAAATACCTGTCAGGTAAAAATAATGGTTGATGAAGTACCCGTAGCCCGTTTGCCCTTAAAGGAAAGAACTGGGCCAGAGGCGGCTTTGTAGATAAGCCTTTGTATGAAGAAAGGAGGATGTTATGGTAGATGATGTATTTATTGGTCCCGTTTATGAAATGAATATGGACCCTTGTCCGCGATGCGGGTGTGATAAACCCAAGGTCGAGGTACACGGTCATTACCAGTGCGCCGATTGCAAGTGCGTCACCAAGGAGTGCTGCGAAGGTGAACGGACCACGGCCCAATGACCATTAGGAAAACAGGAGGCGGTTACCGGCTCGTTTCCAAGACGGGCAAGAATCTCGGCACCTATTCCACCCGTGCCGGAGCCGCGAAGAGAGAAAAGCAGGTAAACTATTTCAAGAGCAGGAAGCCGAAGCGCAAGAAAAGGAGAGTCTAAGATGGCTGATGAGACAATTTCCGAGATGATGATAGCAATGGGGAGTGCGCCTCCTCCGGATGAATTAGGGAACCGTACTCCTGTTCCTTCCTCTGACGCGCAGGCATTAATTCAGGAGCTTGAGGCAGTTCTTAGGGACGGCACTATGGATCAAGTACGCAGCTTTCTTAGCAATAACAGGGCCAGTTTACTGACTGTCGCGAGCCAAGATCCTGACTTCGCGAATCGGCTTGAGTCTATTATGGGGTCTATGCCAAGAGCAGGAAGGGAGTGGGGTGACACGAGAATTTCAAATTTCGATGCCCGTGGGGGAGAACTTCTGGCTCCTTCGGGACCGATGGGACCAGTAGGAGAGTACCAAATCTACGATGATCCAGCAACTCCTGCGACACCCGTTGGTACAAATGAATATGATGCGTGGGCCGGAATGGGATCCTCTTTTCCGGGGCCATCCTTTTTTCCTAGTGAAGGTCAGACTGCGCCAGACTTTGAAGCCCTTGAAGAAGTCCGTGGTCCGATGCCCGAGTTTGCTCAGGGCGGTTACGTGGGCCGTGGCACTATGCCCGGTGAACTTCGTCGGAAAGGATCTCTTCCCGTTCGCGTTGCGGGCGAAAGCATGCGTGAATACCGGGAGCACCGTGAGGATGAAGACGATGTTCGCCCTGTCCGCCGCACTTTGTCCACGGCACTTTCTCCAACCTTGTCCCGCAGGTTGTTCAGTTAATGGCTGATCAGGGGCTTCCAAGAAGTAACTTTGGCACTGCGTCCTTGGTGGAGCGCCGGGACGCATTGCCGCCTGTCGAGTTGGACGTAGAAGAGGGGGCAGAAGTCTCTGTTGAAGAAGAGGGGGTTATTGAAGGACCCGACATTGATATACAGGTAGAGGAGGATGGAGGTGTTGTAGTTGATTTTGATCCGTCCGCAAAGCCCTCTGAAGAAGGGGATTTTTATTCTAACCTTGCGGAGGTTTTAGAGGACGGTGAGCTTTCCAAAATATCCAGCAGTTTGTTGGAGGATTATGAGAATAATAAATCCGGGCGTAAGGATTGGGAAGATGCGTACAGCAAGGGTCTTGTTCTTCTCGGATTTAAGTATGAGGAGAAATCAGAACCGTTCAGGGGTTCTTCCGGTGTAACACATCCTTTGCTGGCGGAAGCGGTTACGCAGTTTCAGGCACAGGCTTTTGGAGAGATGCTTCCGGCGGGAGGCCCCGTAAGAACAGAAATTATCGGGAGGGTTACTCCTGAAGCTGATGATCAGGCGGAACGTGTACGTCATTACATGAATTACCAGATTACATGCATAATGAACGAGTACACGCCTGAGTTTGATCAGATGCTGTTTTATCTTCCTCTGTCTGGATCTACATTCAAGAAGGTTTATTACGATGAGTTCTTGGGGCGGGCTGTTAGCAAGTTTGTTCCGGCGGAAAATATAATTGTTCCATATACCGCTACTGATTTAGGTACTTCCGAGAATGTAACTCATGTCATTCAAATGACCGAGAATGAGCTGAGAAAGAAGCAAGTTGCAGGGTTTTATCGTGATGTTGAAGTGTCTGGTGATCAGATGGACCCCTCAGAAGTACAGGAGGAAATGGATGATATTGCAGGTGTTACGGCGTCGTATCTTGATACCGATGTCACGGTGCTTGAGTGCCACGTCAATTTGGATGTTGAAGGCCATGAAGATAAAGCTTCGGATGGCGAACCCACTGGTATCAAGTTGCCTTATGTTGTTACGGTTGCGGAAGAAAATGGAAAAGTACTAAGTATCCGTCGTAACTGGAAAGAAGACGATTCCGATAAAACAAAGATTCAATACTTTGTGCATTTCAAGTTTTTGCCCGGGTTTGGTTTTTATGGGCTTGGCTTAATTCATATGATTGGTGGTTTGAGCCGCACGGCTACTGCTGCGTTGCGCCAGCTTATTGATGCGGGCACCTTGTCTAACTTACCGGCTGGTTTTAAAGCTCGGGGATTGCGTATTCGTAATGATGACGATCCTTTATCTCCGGGTGAGTTTCGGGATGTTGATGCTCCGGGTGGGGCTATCAGAGATTCTTTAATGCTTCTTCCTTATAAAGGAGCTGATCAAACCCTGTTCCAGTTAATGGGTTTTTGCGTTGAAGCGGGTCAACGGTTCGCTGCCGTATCCAATCTTCAAGTAGGAGACGGGAACCAGCAGGCGGCAGTTGGAACAACGATTGCTCTTCTGGAACAGGGCGCAAAGGTTATGTCGGCAATTCACAAGCGCCTTCATTATGCTCAAAAAGAAGAGTTCACTTTACTGGCACGTGTGTTTGGAGAATACTTGCCTCCTGAATATCCATACGAAGTTGTTGGTGGTGAGCGAACCATAAAAGCTAAAGACTTCGATGGTCGGGTTGATGTCATCCCGGTTTCTGATCCTAATATTTTTTCGATGGCACAACGGGTAACGTTAGCTCAAACAGAATTACAATTAGCTCAGTCAGCACCTGATCTTCATAATATGTATGAAGCATATCGGCGCATGTATAAAGCAATAGGGGTACGTGATGTTGATGCTATCCTTAAACCTGCCCAAGAAGGCGAGCCGGAACCAAAAGATCCGGCAGTAGAAAACTCGGATTCTCTTGAAAACCTACCCCTTGTTGCCTTTGAAGGGCAAAATCATGACGCTCATATTATGGCCCATCTGGTCTTCGGCTCTTCTGGAATGGTCATGCAGATGCCTGCTGTCGTAATGGCTTTGCAAAAGCATGTAATGGAACATGTGTCTATTAAAGCCAAGGAACAGGTTGCTCAACAGTTGCAGGAGCAAGCTCCGAATAGACAACCCACTGAAGAAGATCTTATTCAAATTGAATCTCTAGTAGCGGAATTAATTTCTCAGGGTATGCAGGAAGTGAAAGCTGTTAGTGTTCAGATTAGCGGTGGTTCGGGGCCTGATCCATTACTGGCTCTTAAAGCACGGGATCTTGATATTCGCGCTCAACGTGATCAAAATGAATCTTTGATTGATGAGCAAAGGTTAGCTCTTGAAAAAGAAAAGACGGCTATAAATGCACGTCTTGGAGAGGAGCGTATAAAATCAATGGAAGATATTGCGGACGCCCGTATTGATGCTGCAAAAGAAAGAGAACTTATGAAACAGAGGCAGCAATAGGAGAACTTTAGGGTGGAACGCGCAATCAGTTTTCTTTTTTTAAGCGGCGTGTTGTTGTTTTCTTTTTCCGTTTTTGCGGAGCATGAGAAAAACCCGGAAAATGCTACTGTTTATGCAACAATGTTGACCACCACGGTAATTCAATGTGCTCCTTCCGAAAAATCTGAGCGGATTTTTAAACCGGATCAGATAGTTTTTACTGGATTTATAGATAAGAACAATATTTTTAAAGTTTATGTGACAAAAGAAAATGTATGGGCGGCTATGTTGGAAAATACAGCGGAGCTTTCCTGCATTTATTTCACGGGTCAGCCGGGGATGTTGAAAAAAGTTGAGAAACAAGCGTATTAAAACAAGCCTGTTATAGGAGAATGTTATGGCTAATAAAAAAGTGAATGGTTCTAATGGTGTAATTCGTAAAGGAATGGTTATAAAAGATCAGGGCTTTGTCCCCTATAATCCTCCAGAGTCAGTTTCTACACCTTCTGTGGCCAAGGGAGAAATCACAAAAGGTACTGCTCGCGGTATGGGTGAAGCTGTACGTGGTGGCTCCTTCGAGATTGCATAGGAATTTAGTATGCCTTATGGACCTGGAACTTACGGCAGTAAATTAGGTCGTCCTCCCAAGAAAAAAAAGACGGGTGCAAAAAGGAAAAAGACGGTGAAGAAATCCATTAAAAAGGCTAGGCGGCGTAATTCTTCGTGAAGAGAAGAATAAGCATCGTAAAAAGCAACCCTCTTGGACGTAATTTCTCAGTATTGGCATCAAATTGTAGCTTTACTAGGTTTAATAGTCGTAGCCGTGAAGTTAAATTCTTCCGTACAGGTGCTTCGTAAAGATGTTGATGAAATAACGAAAAGAGATACTTACGTTGAGACAGTTAAGTTAAGAGCCCAGAGTGATATCCAGGATAAACAAATCGCTGCTTTGTGGGAGTTCACAAACAAGCTTAGAGATCGTTTCAATGGACGTAGTTAAAAAGCATGGTCCAAAAAAAGTTAGAGCACGATAGTGCATATAACGACCTTGATATTAATTTAGATGGCGTTGTTGATGACTCTGAGATAGCAGCAGCAGAAGCTTTGGACAGTCATGAAAAAGCAGACGCCCAGCGTAGAATGGCTTGGGTAGCTATGATATCTATGTTGGTTTTTACAGTAGCTGTTTTTCTTCCAATTTTCCCGGATAGCAGAATTAAGGCTTTAGCAGACTTATTCGGGTTGTTTTATATTGGACAAGCAGGAGTTGTTGGTGCATATATGGGTATGACTGCATACATGAGAAGTAAAAAATGATATCCCTTCTGGGAGCCCTGATGGGTTTCGGGACTTCTATCATTCCTGAAATCCTAGGGTTTTTTAAACAGAAACAGGCCGATAAGCATGAGTTGGCTATGCTCGAAGCAAAAGCCCAATATGCGGATCAAATGTCCAAGCTTAAAATCCAAGAGTTAGATGCGGAAGCTGAAATAGCGGAAACAAAAGGACTATATGCACATGATAGAAGTATTGACGCTGGTGGATTTGTCAACGGTCTTAGGGGTTCTGTGCGCCCTATCATTACTTATGCATTCTTCATGATGTTTGCTTCGGTTAAGGGAACCATGATTTATGCAATGATATCCAATCAAAATCTTGATTGGACATTAGCCATTGAAACTGCATGGGACTCTGAAACAGCCGCAATATTTTCAGCGATAATTGCATTTTGGTTTGGCAATAGAGCCATGTCTAAAGCCAGAGCATGGCAGCTTGAAAAAAGACAATTTAGATAAAAGGAGAAAAAAGTGCCTCATCCGTTTCCTAAAGTATGGGATAATGAACTACCTGATGGTTTAATGTCTGATTCAGAAAACATTAGTTTTTGCCTTGATGATAGTGGTGAGTGGGAAGAAAGTAAAAAGTATAGTACTATTGGCAGTACGGTAGATGCTAAAGGCAGCGTTACTGCACCTGACGGCTACACATGGAACATAAAGTGTTCTTCAGACACAGATCCGGAATGGGAGAAGGAATATAAGGATGTACCCACCGGTCAGGAAGTAGACTTTAGTATTCGCACCATGCTTGGAACTACTAAGGTTACTTTAAAGGTTTATTCTGTAAACGGCGCTGCTGATGCAGGCGTGTGCGGAACAGTAAAGATTTCAGATTAATGGACGGTATACATTTAGCTGAACACCTTATAAAAACCATAGATGAACGCAGGTTTCGCATTGTGGAAATGTTGGCGGGTGGTTCTATAAAGGATATGTCAGAGTATTCAAAACTCGTTGGGTCAATAGAATCCTTGGATTATATAGGTCAAGAGCTAAGAGAAATATTGGAGAAAGCAGATTAATGGTTAAAAGTTCAGATAATGTTGTCTCGTTGGAAAAAGCTTATGTCAAATCGGACGAAAAAGTTCTTGATCCTGAGAAATTAGATATAAGTTCTTTAGATCGCCTACCTTTTCCTTCTGGATGGCGCATATTAATTTTGCCGTATAGAGGTAAAGGAAAAACTGAAGCAGGGATATATTTACCGGATCAGGTAGTTGAAAGAGATTCAGTAGCAACTGTTTGCGGTTATGTGCTAAAAGTGGGGGCTTTGGCCTATAAGGATAAAGATAAATTTCCAGAAGGTCCTTGGTGCAAGGAAAAGGATTGGGTAATTTTTGGGAGATATGCCGGGGCGCGTTTTAAAATAGACGGCGGCGAGGTTCGGATATTAAATGACGATGAGGTAATAGCCGTTGTACAGGACCCTGAAGATATCCTGCATTACAATTAACATGGAGATAGTACCATGCCTGAGATACAAGAAGAGCTGATAGATCTTCCTTCCGAAGGAAAATCTGTTGCAGTTGAAATTGATAAAGAGGACTCTGCTAAAGTTATTGAGTCTATCGAAACTTCTTCTGATTCAGAAGAACAAGATGATGAACATGAGGTTTACAGTAAAAAGGTTCAAAAACGTATAGATAAACTTACCCGTAAGGCAAGAGAAGCGGAGCGTCAGCAAGAAGCAGCTATTACTTATGCCCGTAATATGCAGCACGAAAATTCTTCTTTAAAGGGCCGCGTTCAAAACCTTGATGTAGGTTATGTGAATGAATATGGGGACCGCATTGCTTCTCAAACGGACTCTTTGGAAAAGGAGTTGGAAACAGCAATTGCGACCAGTGACACTGCTGCTCAAGTAGAGGCCCAGAAGAAATTAGCCCAACTTGCTATTGAGGAAGAACGGGTTAGAGCTGCCAAGGCAGAACAAAAACGTGTACAAGAACAGGCCCCGGTTCCTCGACAAGCACAACAAACGGAACAAGTTCCTGCGAGACCGGAACCCGAAGCAGAGGAATGGGCCCGTAAAAATGATTGGTTCGGTTCGAATGATGCCATGACTTTTGCTGCCTTTGGTATTCATAAGACATTGGTGGAAGAAGAAGCCTTTGACACCAGCACACCAGAGTATTATGCTGAAATAGACAAAAGAATGCGTGAAGCTTTCCCCCATAAATTTAACGGGGGGTCTCAAGAAGTTTCCGTAGCGGAAGAACGACGCCCTCAACAGGCGGTTGCTTCTGCCACACGCTCCAGCAGTTCTGGGCGCAAAACAGTAAGACTCACTCCCAGCGAAGTTGCTATTGCCAATAAGTTAGGGGTGCCACTTAACGAGTACGCGAAATACAAAAAAGCTTGACGCTGAAGGAGAACGAAATTATGGAAAATACTGATATAGATCGTACTCCCCGCGCGGCCAAGACAAGAACGGCTAAAGCACGTCGTCAGCCTTGGTCACCGCCGTCTTTATTAGACGCACCGCCCGCACCTGAAGGGTTTGTTCATAGGTGGATAAGGTCGGAAGTTAGGGGATTTGATGACCGGAAAAATATTTCTGCTCGCATGAGAGAAGGGTGGGAATTAGTTCGGAAAGAAGAATACCCTGATTTTGAGGCCCCCACTGTTGACACAGGACGCTACGAGGGCGTCTTTGGTGTCGGTGGATTGTTGCTGGCCCGTATTCCGGTAGAGATTGTTGAGGAACGAACAGAGTATTTTCAAAGTATGAGAGAAGATGCGATGAAAGCCGTTGACAACGATCTTATGAAGGAAACCCAGCATCATTCGATGGCTATTCAGAAACCTGAACGTCAATCGCGTGTTACGTTTGGTGGTCCTAAAAAGGAATAGGACTGTTTTATTAATCGTTTTGCTTTATAAGGAACTATAAATATGGCAAATACTAATGGATCTTGGGGTCTTCGGCCTGTTGCTAAGATGGGTCAGAACTCCAATTCCACGGGTGTTAGCGGCTATACGACTTATGAAATTGCCAATGCCAACAGCAATGCTATCTATCAAGGCACTCCTGTAATCCCCCTTAGTACGGGGTATATTGATGTTATAGGATCTGCTTCTGGTG